GACGCCGAGATCGTCCGCAAGAAAGTCGCGGCGATGATCACCGGGTTCATCAAGCAGGTCAGCCCGGACAATCCGATCATCCCGCCCGATCAGCACCAGAACGGTCCGGGCATGACCGACCCGGGCGCGCAAATCTCAAAGCTCGAACCGGGAACGTTCCCCGTTCTCAATCCTGGCGAGGAAGTGGAATTCGCGGAGGCGCGCGACAGCGGGGATTTCAAGGCGTTCATCCGGACGTGCCTCCAGGCGTTCGCCAGCGGTGCGGGATTGGCGGAATACCAGATCAGCGGGGATTTGTCGGGGATCAACTACTCGTCCATCCGGGCGGGCCTGCTGGAGTTTCGCCGCAAGTGCGAGCAGTTCCAGTATTCGGTTTTCACTTTCCAGGTCTGCCATCCGATCTATCGCCGCTGGCTGCGGGAGGCAATGCTGGCACTGGTGTTCGGCGTCGAGTTACTGGCCGCCTATGACAAAGACCCCGAGCCCTTCGAGGAAGTGCAGTGGGTGACGCCGGGCTGGCCGTGGGTCGATCCCGACAAAGACATGAAGGCGGCCGAACGGGCGATCCGCGACGGGCTTTCGACGCGTTCGATTGAGTGCGCAGAGCAGGGGTATGACGCTGCTCTCATCGACACGCAGCAGAAGACCGACAACGACCGCGCGGACAAGCTTGGGCTTTCATACGACTCCGATGGGCGGAAGATTCTCACCGGGCGCAACGCTGGCATGACCGAGGAAGAGATCGAGAAAGACGGGGCGAGCGGAAAGATGGAGGCGCAGTGAAGCATCTCGCGCACGTTGCATCCCGGTTTGTGAACTGTCCGCTGATGGTTCATCCGCCGAAGCTGGAGGTGATCATCAAAGCCCTCGCGCCCCGGCTGGGTGTCGATCCGGACATCGTGCTGGCCAGCCGCGTGCCAATGGACGCGACAGCCACGCTGATGGCCCGTTACGCGGAGGCCGGGGAGGAGAGAGATTACGCCGTCATCGACGGGATCGCGGTGATCCCTGTTCAGGGCACGCTGCTCAAGAAAGAGTCGTTCATGTCCGTGTGGAGCGGCGCGACCTCCTATGAGCAGATTCAGCGCCAGGTGGCCAGCGCTATTGACGACGCGAGTGTGCGCGCGATTCTGCTCGACATCGATTCACCGGGCGGCGAGACCACTGGATGTTTCGAGCTGTCCGACTACATCTACTCGGTGCGCGGCATCAAGCCGGTATATGCCGCCGCGAACGACATTGCGCTGTCGGCGGCCTATGCAATCGCGAGCGCGGCTAGCAAGGTGTTTGTGACGCGCACAGGCGCGGTGGGATCGGTCGGCGTGTACGCGCTGCACGTGGACCAGTCAGGGTTCGATAAGGATCTCGGCGCGAAGTACACCTACGTCTTTGCCGGCGAGAAGAAGGTCGACGGCAACCCGCACGAACCGCTGGCTGAACGCGCCAAAGGCGACATCCAGGAGGAAGTGGACCGCGAGTACGGGATCTTCACCGAGACCGTGGCGCGGAATCGGAAGGTCGCAAAGAAACAGATCGTCGCAACGCAGGCGGGCTTGCTATGGGCAGACAACGCAGTGCCCCTGCTGGCGGATGCGGTGGGGACGCTTGATGACGCCATGGGTGCGCTCGTCGGATTGCTGGGCGCGCGAAGTAAGAGTTCGATTCCAACGAAGGGAGAACATATGACCGAAGATCTGCAAGCCCTCGCCGCGAAGAAGGATGGCGAGGCCACTGACAACGAAACCAAGAAGTCGAAGAAGAAACCGGATGAGGCCGACGCGAAGGAATGCGATTCCAAGCCTCCCGCCGACGATGACGAAGACGACGAGGACGAGGAGGACAGCAAGCCGAAGAAGGACGGCAGCAAGAAGAAGGCCGCCGCTTCGACGCTGACCGCCGCGCAGCCCATCGGCATGCGGGCCGAAGCCGACATCGAGGCCATCGGCGCGCTGTGCAAGATCGCGGGGTGCCCGGAGCGCGCGGCCGAATTCTTGACCAAACGCAAAGCCAACGGCCAGTATCTGGGCGTCGGGGACGTGAGCGAGCTGCTCACCAATTCCCGCGTCGCGGAAAGCGAGAGTCACATGATCACTTCCCACGTCGATCCGAACAAGGGCGCGACCGCGCGCATGCAGGATCTCGAAGCCGAGGCCACGGCCTTCGCGCGCCAGAACAAAGGCGCGACGATGGACAACCTCTATGTGCACGGCCAGAGTCGCGGCGCCACCAAGGAGCAGGCCGTAGCGCGGGCACTGGAAGCGCACCCGGAAACTTACGCGGCCTACCGGAACCAGCACAATGCCGCCGCGCTGGTCCGCACGCTGCAGAACGCGGGCCTGCAGATCGTCCAGCGGTAAAGGAGAAAACTCAACATGGCTTACGAACAGACTCTACGAACCATCGGCGCTCCGGCGAGCGCGGACCTGAGCGCATCTCAGTTCTGCTTCATGACGGTTAACTCGAGCGGTCAGCTTGCCCTGCCCTCGGCCGGCGGTGACGCTGACGGCATCCTGCAGGACAAGCCCAACGGAGTGGGCGTCGAAGGCGAGCTCGCTGTGCTCGGCATCAGCAAGCTGGTTGTTGGCACTGCCGGTGTTACGTGCGGCGACTTGCTGACCACCGACGCCAACGGCAAGGCCGTGACCGCCACCACCGGCAATAAGATCCTCGGCCGCGCGCTGGCGACCGGTGCCTCCGGCGTCATCATCCCGGCGCTCATTCAACAGAAGGGCAAGCTGTAATCGTCAGCGGCCCAAACAACCGACAAGGAGAACAAGTAAATGCCTCAACCGACTTTGAGCGATGTACACGTGAACCGCCCGCTGACGAACATCTCCGTGGCGTACAGCCAGGAGGCGGCCGGCGTCGAGTTCGTCGCGGATCGGGCGTTTCCGCCGATCCCCGTCGAAAACAAAAGCGACCTCTATTGGACCTACAAGCGCGGCGACTGGAATCGCGACGAGATGCAGAAGCGCGGCCTCTCGATGGAATCCGCGGGCGCCGGGTACGGCCTGGATTCCACGGGCACGTACAACTGCGACGTCTGGGCACTGCACAAGGATGTGGACGACCAGGTCCGCGCGAACAGCGACTCGCCGCTCGCGCCCGACCGCGACGCGACCATCTTCCTGACGCAGAAGGCGCTCATCCGCCGCGAGAATCAGTGGGCCACGCAGTACTTCAAAACCGGCCTGTGGACCGGCGAGGTGGCTGGCCAGGCGACGTCCGACAGCACGCACGTCGTGTACTGGGATTACGCCACCTCCAGCCCCATCACGGATATTCGCCACGCCAAGACCCAGGCGCGGCTGAACTCCGGCGGCTTCGTGCCCAACATCGGCGTCTTCTCGCGCCCCGTGTTCGACAAGCTGGTCGACCATCCCGATTTCATCGACCGCACCAAGTACGGGCAGACCGCGCCGAATCCGGCGATGGCAACACGCCGCATCATCGCCGAGATCCTGGAGCTGGAAGACGTGCTGGTGATGGACGCGGTCTACAACACCGCCGCCGAGGGCGCCACCGAATCGAACTCCTTCATCGGCGGGCTCGCGGCGGGCCTGTTCTACCGTCCGAAGAACGCCGGACTGATGGTGCCGAGCGCCGGCTATACCTTCAACTGGACCGGCTTAATCGGCTCCATGGGCGGCGCTGGTCTTCGCATCAAGACGTTCCGCATGGAGCACTTGGCCTCCGACCGGGTCGAGATCGACTCGGCCTTTGCCATGGCGCAGGTCTCCAAGGACTGCGGCTTCTTCTTCAACAACGTCATCACGGCGGTGTAATCATGTTCCTCCGTAAACTTTCGTGGGCGCAACTAACCAAGGGCGGCGTGCCGCCGCTGTTCGTGCTGCGCCCGTTGCCCGGCGGCTTCACGCCGCCCGAAGTCGGAGCCGAGTATCCGGCACCGGATCCGGGTGACAAATTCCAGTTGACGCGGGCCCGCCAGATGTACGAGCAACGCCGCATTGGTACGCGGCTGGAACTCGAGGTGGTGCTCGCCAAGTCGGCCGCCGCGCCGGTGAGGGCGGCAGCGAAACCGGCGAAAGCCAGGAAGGAGAAAGGGAATGGTCGAAATTAAGAAGGTCCCGGTCAATGCGCCGGAGTTCCAGAGCAACGGTCCGCATCCGAAGTTGAAGGGCGTGTTTCTGTCGTTGCAGAAGCTGTTCTTCGCGAGCCAGCAGGCGGGAACCGGATCGAGCCAGAGCATCGCACATGGCTTGGGCGTGGTGCCAGCCGGTGTGCTCTGCATCCCGACGGACGGCGGCACCGTCACGTATGGCACTCACACCGCAACCAACGTTGTGGTGACGGTGACGAATGCGAAGCACTTCGACGTGCTGGCCTGGCTATGACACCGACTTCGCTGGGCCGGGTGAACGTGCCAACGCCCGGTACGCCCGTCCATCTGGCCGCGACTCGCACGCCGTGTTGCCGCATCCGCGTGCAGGTGATTGCCGGGCTGACGGGCAAGATGTATCTCGGCACTGCCAGCGTCAACAAGAGCACGCTGGCCGGAGTTATCAAAGAACTCTGGCCGAATTCGGGCGGCGGCGTAGACGACTCCTATGAGGTGTGGTCCAGCACTGACTCGGACGCGTTGGACCTTTCTGATTACTGGATCGACGCGGCGATCGCGGGCGAGGGCCTGATCGTGTCCTATTGGAACAAACCCTCGTGGACGTATCCCGCAGGTTAGCCGATGGCCTGGTCAGATCTCGTGAACACGCTCGATGGCGCGTGCCTCGCAGCCTTTGGCACACCCGTGACGTTCACCCCACAGGATGGCTCGGGCGCGCAGCAGATTACCGGCATCATCCAGCATCCGGCGATGGCGGAAGACTATGTGCCGGGCGGTGTCCAGGGCACTTCCGTGGTTCGGCTCTTCGTGCGCTTCGCGAACATCACGCCACCGCCGCGACATGGCGACACCATCACGATCAGCGGCATCGCTTACGACGTCGTTGATGTAGACGTGGATGCGCAGGGCGGCGCGGTTCTCAAGCTGAGGGTCACGTAGATGTTGAATGCCGCACCGATCACGGATGCCATCGTAAGCGTGCTCCTCTCGATCCCCGAACTTCACACGGCCATGGGTGGCCGGATTACCGCGTTTCATTTTCGTCTGGGGCAGGAGCACCGGCTCGCGGAAGCCATCTACAAGATGCCCGCGCCGTCCATGCTCGTGGCCTGGGAAGGGAGCAAGGGCGGCAACTTCGACGGCCAGACCATTTGGAAACACCGTTGGGGAATTTACTACCGGATGGGCAACGCGGCCGGCGTCGCCGATCCGGTGGGTTACGAAGACCTGTGGTCGATCACCTGCAACCGCCCGCCAGGCGGCAGCGGGCCGAATATCCGCGGGCTTCAGCTTTATCCCGGTCTGGACATCATGGACACGCCGAGCATCGATCACGAACTGGATGAAGACTTGATCGACCGCTTCAAGGGAGTCTTCATCATCCCCGAGATCGGAGACAACTGATGGACGAGCAAGAGAACACGCCAAAACGCGAGACCGTGCGGCTGCGCCACCCGCACACGGGCGACGTGCAGGAAGTGGAGGCCACGCCGGAGAAACTGGTGCCGCTGATGGGGCTGGGTTATGTGCAGGTCAAGGAGGTGGATGAGTAATGCCCGCGAGAGTACAGCAATTAATCATGGGCCTTGGCAAAGGCAAGCAGACCAACATTGCCACGGCCGGCACGACGTTTCTGCGCTTCAAGAAGCTCGACACTGGCCTGACCACGCCGAAGCCGATCTTCGAAAACGACGCGGCGGAAATCGGCAAGGGCCACGAGTTCATCACTCAGACTTTCGCTTCCCACTACGAGGTCGCGAATCGCCTGGAGAAGTACGCGAGTGCGGAGTTCGTCACCTGGGCGCTAGCGTATGG